AGAATACATTGGCATAGTCGTAAATTCAGATAACCATTTGATTACCTTCTATGATCTGGACTCGTTGCCCAGTGCAGAAGCACAAAAAGCATTGCTAACATTGGGGGATTTATGGTGGTGGGAAAGTAATAGGCAAATTCCCATAGATGTTTTTTTGCACATAGAAATGGCTCCTTTTAAGTCTTTTCTTAAAACTGTAGTGACCAAAGATACTGAAGTAATGTATGGTCCCATGATAAGTTTACAAAACTTAATTCGCAAAAGAATTAAAAGAAGAACTGTGCAACTTATTAAAAAAGTTGACTAAAGATTTTCCACCAGTAAATTCAGTTGTACACATATTGCTAGTGCAAACGCCACAGCGTGAGCTTTCTTAAAGTGATATTCATTATTTGTAGGTTTTTCCCACACAGATTCTGCGATATATTCAAAACTTTTGCCAATTAAATGACGTTTCGCTGGACGTATTATTGCTAGTATCACGGCTAATTCCAATACATTACAGGGTTTGTATTCACTGACAATGTCAAAATGTCGATTTATGTGATATAATTGTTCCACAACTTCTCGATGTTCCAACAATTCCCACATGGGCTCACGATCCACCAAACGATCTAAATGTGCAATGTCCAGTACATCCTTGTAAATATAATTGTTTAGAAAATCCACCTTAAAATAACCCTGTGATTCTGCTATTTTATGATCTATTTGGGCATATCCTGCCAGAGGGTCTGTGGGTATATTCTGAAAATAAACACCAGTATTATGCTTAGTTTTTTTGCCGTGGTTTTCCACACACGCTGGAATATGTCGCATATGCTTTAGAATACGATCTCTGTTTGCACAATCAATATCTACGTCAAAATCAATCTTCATAAGTAATCACAAATTGTTTACTATGCCAATTTCCATGGACGCAATGCATTAACTCATGACCATATCTTTCTGGACGATATTCTAAACTGGGATCAACAGTGTGTATTTCACAATATTTCCCATCTGCTTCAGCAAAGGCAAGCATTAGATCAGTATTTGGGTAATCCCTCAGAGTTGCCTCCAGTCTGAGTTGGTCTAAACTTTCATAATATACCATGTTAACACGAATGTTTTGTTGTGTAAAGTCTTTGCCCTCAAAAATATAGCCGTCGGTCGCTTGAGGGTTTGCTGTGAGTGCCACAGCAATAAAACCCAGAGTGCCCAATACAATAGATAAGATCTTAATCACTCATGATGTCCAAGGGAAAGATTTTACTAATCACTTTGGCGCATTCCTGCGCAATGTCCATGTGTTCCTGCTGTGTTCCGTTAGCGCCTCTGAGTTCAATATAATGTACCCAACTTCTGAGAGTTCCATTCATGTACATACGGCTTACAGTATTACCCTCTGGTAGAACTACTCTGGCTTGCTCCTTGGCTATGCCTTTGTCCATTGCCCATTGATAAGCTGCTTTGGCTTCGTTGATTACTCTTTTTTGCATAATAGCCCATACTTCATGTGTGCTGGCATCGTCTGTGGGGATGCTGTTCTGACGGTTCTTGGGGTCTTGTAAGCGGGGCTCACGGATAACAAAGTCTAAGTCAGTTGTGGGATCAGCATATCGCTGACTAAACTCTTGAAAACTAAAACTACGATGTCTGAGAATTTGTCTGGCAATGTCACGAGTAGTTTCAATCTCCATACAGGCACTAACCATCTCCAAAGGGCTCCAATGTTTGTGTTTTATCAGATATTTTACTAACTTTTCAGACGTTTCCTTGTTGTTCTGATTGCTAGGGTTACTCACTCTGGCGCAATAAGCAATTAGGTCCAAAGCAGTGTCTGTTTCAAACTCAGCAGTTCCCTGACTGTAACTAATAAGTTTTACCTTCAATGTATGGTCTCTGTGTTGTGATTTGTGGGACTAAAGGTCTGAACCTCGTGTCTGAGCTCATAGATTAACTCGGCCATCTTTTCAAAATCTTCTTCTGACATCGCTGTTTTATAAATACTCATTGCTACCGCATTCATTACTGCCGCAATAGCCAAGGCATTGTGCTGTGAACTCAAGTCTGTTGCTAGATTTGCGAAAGTTTCATACAGAGTATCAACTTCCTGATCTTCATTTAAGTCTTCTTCTTCCATTTTTGTGTATTCCCATCCTTTGCTCTTGCATCACTGGCCATGGCACCATAGCCTTTACGTAGTTTATAAAGTGTACTAGAATCCAAACCCTTGGTCTGATCTATGGCTTTCTTAACTGCCTCCAGTTCACGCTGTCGTGTTTCTGTCTGATAGCGCTGTAACTTATTTAACACCAACTCATACATTTCATAGATTTGTCTGGTAGTTAGTGGTTTAATTAGGTCGCGAGCTTCCTTGAGATAGTTTCTGTCATCAATATGAACTGCTCTGCGATCATAATTTTCGTCCTGATATTTTGGCATGTTTGCCTCCTATATGCCTGCTGTTTTACACATGCTTTCGACTTCGTCGGTTTCTTCCTTGTTTTTAATAAAAACTCTGACCCAAAATTCCACATTGATCAAAGGTTTTACCATTTCCACTTGCTCATTAGTCATTCTGCCCAATAACTCCACACCACTCTCTGACAAATGCAATACCCAGGGACTGACTCTGGCGCTGCGTATGTCATGCACTGCTCTGGATGCACTAACTATACGAAAGTATTCCTGCCAATCACATTCGTTTTCCACACTCCACTCTGCCAGATACTTAATAGTACGCTCCAGAGCTCGCATGCCGGGTTCTTTCTTTACGAATTCCAACAAGTATTCATCATAGATTTTGTCCTTGCACCAATCCTGTAGTTTCTTGCCCTCTCGAATTAACCATTCTGCAAACTTTTCAGGTTCCATGTATTCATTTAAAATACAGGATCTGCCAAATTTCGTAAAACCCTCATAATACTGGCTGCGAATAAAATCTTCCTGTGTTTTGGGTTTTGTGCTATTTGTGTTGATCTCATAAAATATCTGGAATGTGCGATGAGCCAATCTAACATGAGTCATATCCTTGTCAGCCCATCGTCTTTTTCTGGGACACATATGGGCACTCAGAGTTCTTTCTGTTCTAAAACTCTTTTCACACCACTTACATGTCAGCTCATCACTCATTTAAATAACTCTTTGATCTCCTTGTCGGTCATTCCATTTTCCAAAGCAAGTTCCCTAAGCTCTGTCTTATCATTTAATTCCATGATCAAATCTATCTCATCTGATTTTGCCAGGGGATACATCTCACTTAACCATTCTGCTATACGATTCTTCTTTTTGCGGCTAGTGGGAGGTTTGATATAGGGATGAAATTCTTTTTTTCCTGAACCACACAGAGTAAACAATAACCATTGTAACTCTGGATGTTTGCTAAGATCTGAGAAGTTTTTGTTCACACACTCATTTACCATGAACAGATAACTTGCGGCATTGTTGCCCTGCACACTGCTGGCATACCTCATCATCATCCATGCACTAAATGCCTTAATCTGCTCGTCATTAAGACCGTCATACCAATCACGACGCTTTCGGTCGATAGCAAGCATTACATCAGCCAATGGTATCTGTGGCTTTTTAGCCATCATGCATCTCCCATGTACTGTCTGATGTATATCTATAGCTAGCAACAAAAGTATATTTGTCCCACTGGTGGGGGTCAATCATACTCAGCATGTAGTGACTACCAGTGTGATATAAGTGATAAATTTTTCCCACCTTGGGTATAAAATTATAGTGACTATTATACACTAAGTCTGTGTGTTTTGCAAGTGATATTAAACGATCATATTCAGCATTAATTTGCCTGAGTTTTTCCTGGAAAAAACTACTAGCCGCTACCCCGCGTTCGGACTTTATTAAATCAGAATTCGATAATGTAATAGCAGGGGAACTACTTGTTAAACCGTAGGGAAGCAGATTAGGCTTTGAGGTGTCATCCAATGAGATCACCAACATTTAGATCGCACACTTTATTTGCTTCCTTAACAAAGAATGCGCATTTGGGATTATCACCACTTTCCAGTGGTATACTCAGGATGTGCCCATTTTTAAGCTTGGGAAAGTACCACACAATATCCTGAAATATGTTAGTAATTTGTATGTCCAATGACTCCAACTTCGAAGTATGAAATGGATTGAGTGCCACAGCTTTAAAACCTCGGTTATTCAGACTCGCCAATGGCAATACCTCAACACTTGTAAAATCCTCATCGCAAATCATTATGCTCCAATCCATGGGCATTTGTATTTCAAACTTACCAATTTTTAAGCAAATTGCCGGTGCATGGAAACTTTCTAAAAAGATCAGTGGTAACCAAAAATAATCTACATCTTCACGATCTGTAGCATCCAGAACACAGTATCTGATATCATCTATTTGTTCAGGTACAGTATCTAATTCGTAGCTAGTATTATCTACAGTTAGTATTTTCATTTATACTCCAATTTGGTCAAGTTATATTTAAATTCTTTTTCAGCATAGAACGCCTTACGCTTGGTAAGATGTCGCTTGCTGTACTTTAGGTCTGAGGTTATGTCATATACTGCTACATAGTCCTTGTCCTCAGCCTTACGGATGCCTCTGCCGATACTCTGGATCACTCTGACAAATGATTTACCAGGCTCGATCATTACGAGATTGAAGATCCTGGGTATGTTGATACCCACAGCAGCTACGCCATATGTCGCAACAATAACCTTGTTATTGGTCTCTGATACTTCGTCATACTCATCCTGACGATCTGCGGTCTTCATCTTGCCACTCACAAACACCCAGTCAGGGTTTAGATCTTTGAACATATCACCAGTTGCAATGCGATCAATTAGCACCAATGTGTTTCCACTACCTGATATTGATTTTATCATGTTACTTATTTCGCTGATACGAGCCGGGTCAGTTGTGAGCCACTTGAGTTCCTGAGCATAGCCAGCAAATCCCAAGGGCGCGTCTTTCATCTGGAATATGTTGATGTCTAACTTGGCTAGCACACCCATGTCCTGTAACTCTTTGCTGGACAGTGATCCTATGACTGGTCCCAGTGCGCTGGTAACACCAGTTGCCTCATGCTCGTCCTTGGGCACTGTGCCAGTGAGTCCCCAGCGTAGGGGTACGTTTCTGAACATGCCGCTCAGTTGGTCACGCAATACATCTGCCTTGGCTTTGTGTACCTCATCCACCATGATGAGCACTACATCCTCCACAAACTCGTCTATGGGCACC